CTTGTAGGTGTTTTAGTTTCTGCTAATATACACAAATTTGTTAACACCAAACATTTTGTACTATTTTTTTTCTTGCCATTGGGTATAGCAAACTGCAAGGCGTTGTTCCTTATCTGGAAACTCACTCTTGAGGTCACTCATACAACGGCTGATAAACTCTTGTTGAGTCTCTTTTGCTTTAGGAGTTGGGATTGGCATTTAAATCTATTTTTTGAATGAAACATTTTTGATTAACTAATGAGGTAAGTGGAGGTATCCACCCCAATGCATTGTCATCACCCGTAGCAGAGTTGCCTACTATCTTGTAAGTAACCTGCTCCAAGTGGCTTAATAATCCCTTACGCTCAAATACAAAGGCAGTATTGGATTCATCTCTTTTTAAGATGTAGATGTAGTACATAGCTTTACTTGCTTTGATACCACTATCCTCATCTTTGTTCGTGTTCTTGAACTCTATGTACAGATTAGGTTGCTCTGGTGTTCCTCGTCTATTAGCCCACCAATAAGCCTTACTATCGTACTTCACCTCAAAGGTCAGTTCTTCTTTCTTGTAGATGCTCTTCACATCCCAATCGTAGAACTTCATTTTTGGCGCACGGATAATATCGGTGTGTCCTCGTTTCTTGATGTAATCACACCAAAGGTCTTCACCAATATCTCCTTTAACGAAACTCATTCAAGTCTGTGTCTTTTAGTTTCTTGTCCCCATCGTAGAATGAAAATCTATTGTGCGTGTACTCTACACGAAAGCCTCCGTAGTTACCACTAACATCAAACTTGTATTCGTCTGTGTCGTGTATTGTCGTTATGCCTTCTGCCTCTTTGTACTCCTTTACCTTATGACCTTGAGTCCAAAGCCATACAAGCAGGAGCTTACTGACCTTCGTATTCTCCATATATCTTCTTGAGGTCTGCAATGTGTTGTGACCATTCTCTCGGATTGCAAGAACAAGGAATGTAATACTTGTGTTGGAATACTCGTGAGTGTATTCTACTCAATGGCTCTTGGTACATCTCTTTCACCTCTCTACCATTGAAGTCATTAAAGAACTGCTTGAGGGTCGTGTACTCCCCTTCCTCTAAACATAGTGGTTGTGTTCTTCTGGGGAACAACTTATTCAGCTTTGACTTACGAGCCTCGCAGCCGCAATCAATACCCGTGAGTTCAGCAAAGGTGTCTACTACTTTCTTAATACCAGTAGCCTTTGTGATTTTCTCAATGTCATCTCCTAAACCTTTAGATGCGCTCTGGCTCACCGTTGGAGTAGTCTTCGTAGTCTTCTTTGTTTGTTTCTTTGACATATTCCTTTGTCTTTTTTAATGTATCAAAAATTGAGTATAAGCTAATCTTCGTTTCTTTCTCTATGTCCCTCATAGACATATCTGTAGTATGGTAGATTTCAAACATCTTCTTGTCATACCAATGCAAATCACTTGTAGACTCCCACATCTTTTCTATGAGCCTCTCAAAACCTTCTGCCTCTTCATAATCAAAGGGTTGCTCCTCTTGGTCATACTCTACCATATCTCCAGAGTAGATAACCACACTCTTCTTGTTTTGAAAGTTGCGTACCATATTACGCAAGGTGACCCATACAAATAACTTGTTGGGTTCATCTTTGTACATAATACGCTCTGGGTCTTCTACATACTTATTGAGTCGGATGTACATCTCTTGCACGATGTCTTCGGCATAGTCTCCTGCGCCAAAGCTATAAGCCATCTTGACCCAATCTTTATGTTTAGAAGCAAGAAGGTGTAGAACTGTCATTCTTCTCTCTCCGTTGCCCAAGTGATTACTAACGCAAAAACCCCGAAGCACAACTGCAAAGAGTGGTACTTGGGGTTCTCAAAATCGTCATTCATCTCGGAGTTCCAATAATTTGCTCCGACAAGTAGACCTGCTAACGGAGCGATGTCAATCGCAAAGTTCATATTCTTTTCGTAATTGCTTGATTTCTTGCTCCATAATATACAACTTTTCACGTGTTGTTGACAATTCCTCACGAGTTTTTTGTAAACGCTCCGTGAGTAGGGCATTCTGCTTGGTCAGTCCCCAATCAATTCCCTCCTCTTGTGAGCCTCGTAGCTTGTCCATAATAGCACAACATTGGTTGAAGAACCTCATATAGTTCCTATCAAACTTTATGTTCATCTCGTGTCCTTTGGTTGCGTGTATTACAACTGCGTGATTCTTCTGTACCACTTTTGCAATCTCAAGGGTAGTGTACAAATCTCGTGCCGCTACCATAAAAGCAAACCTTGCCATTACATTACGCTGCTCTCTGGTCTTTGTAATCTTATGATGGGTTGTGTAGTTGTCGTATTCTTCTTGTAACTGTAGTACGGTTGCTCTCATTTAAGGTGTTCGTTAAGGTTATCAAATCGCTCTTCGTAAGCGTTTATCTTTCTTGTTAGGTTGCGTATCGTTAGCTTGAGGTCAGCGTTCTTTGCTTCAGCCGCCCATACCATCTGCTGCACATCCTCTACCATACCTATGGAGGCATCTATAGCAGAGTAGATACTAATGAGGTCAATGAAGATATCCATCTCATACTCATTGCTTGGGTCTTGAGGTTTAAGGGCATTGGCTATCTCCATCAAGTCTTGATTCTTTTGTCGTAGCCAGAGCAGGGCAATGCTCTTGCTACCGCCTCTTACCCAACTGTAATCTTCTTGCTTTAATTCATCCATTTAAAAAGGCATTTTGGATTGTTCTTTCTCTTTCTTTCCTATCAAGTTCTCTCCGTGAATCTCAAAGCCTACATTGTTAGGGATACTCCTAAAGCGTATAGGCTCATCTAATGGGGTTGGTCTACCACCAGTCTCCACCTCTTTCACCTTTCTTATGTGTACTTGGTTGTACATCCATTCCGTAGGGTGCTGAATATAACGATGTATAACTACAAAGTCATCAGCTCGGTTTACAAACTTACCACCGCCCTCAATATCTGCTGCGCTTGGTGGCATAGGGTGACCTGCATACTCGTGTCCTGCGGAGTGCTTCATTCTTAAAGCATTGGTTACTGCGTGAGCATTCAACCATATACTTACATCGTGTTGCTTTGCCCATTGTCTAAAGTGGGTACTAACTTCGTAATCATATTCGTGACCTCCAAGTGTTTTGAACATCTCTTTGTCCTTCGTTAACGAGTTGTAGGGGTCAATCAAAAAACCATCAAAGCCCTCTTCGTGATAGATGTCTGTAGCTTCCTCAATCAAGTCCTTGTAAGTGTACATCTTCTTATCACTATCAATTATAATGAAGTAGCGTTGTACTAAATCAAGAGCCATCTGGAACTCGTCTTCGTCTATTTTGTTAATGGGTTTACCCAAGAAGAACTCGGATAGTTTCTTTGCTATTGATACTGGTGTGTTCTCGGAACTGAATACTAACCATTTGACATCATTGACAATCGTTTGTAACAACATTAGGTACAACATAACGGAGGTCTTACCAACATTTGCGTGTCCTAATACTACATTGAAATTGCCTCTTTTAAATCGTAGGTGAGCATCTAAATTCCATTGACCGAACTTTAGTCCTTCCTTGACTTTACCCATTCGGACATCGTCAAGTTTACCAAAGACATCGGCATAAGATATTTTAGACATAGTGTATTTTGGTTAAAAAAGGGAGGGCATTGCCCTCCCCTAATATATTACTTTCTTTAGAATGGCAAACCATCTTGACCTACTGGTTGAGGTTCTTCTCTTCCTTGAAAGTGTTGCTGATGAGTTACTTGGGCTGCGCCTTTCTTCATTACCCAATCAGCAAAGAGTTGTGCATTCGCAATAACTACTTGCGGAGTTCCACCAATCTCGGCTGCTGCCTTGAGAGCCGTTTGGCGTATGATTGATTCGTCTTTAGAGGTATGTGTACCACTTGGAGCAGATGTGCCGTTAGAAGGGGCTACATTTGCGTATTGAGGGTTAACGGGCTTTACCGTGTAGTAGGTCTTGCCATTGTACTCTCTTGGGATGTAATCGTAAGTAGCCTCTTGTCCTACCAAGAACTTGGTTTGGTCTGGAGACTTGGAGTTGTACTTACCATTGTCGCCGTTCTCAAATGTTACATAGAACCCATAGAGTGTTCCATACTGCCCGTTGTAAGGCTCTCCTGCGGACTTAATGTCCTTTACAATAGATGTTTTAGTCATCGTGATATAATTTAGTTAATGATTCAAAGTTAATAAAAATGTTTATTCCTCAAAGAGTGGGTGTAATTTATTTGCAATTGCTTGTACGACATCTACAGTTACTGCGTTACCGCATTGCTTGTAGCGTTGGGTGTTGCTCATCTCCTTAACCTCCCCATCATAAATTCCTTTAGAGGTATGGTTGTCTGGAAATCCTTGTAAGCGTTCACACTCTATTGGCGTTAGCCTACGGATGCGGTAGCCATTAAATAAAGATGCAGCATTGTGATGCGGCTCTACCAAGCAAGGAGATATATCTTGCACCTTACGATTGTGTAAGTCCATCATACGAGCTTCACCTTCTTTAAATTCATT